GTATTTCTCCAAATAATTGTATTATATCTAAATGTCAAAAATATAGATATAGAAAAAAATAAATATTTGAAATATTAATTTATATTATTTCTTTAAAAAGAAAATATCCCCTTTAATTAATTTATATTATTTCTTTAAAAAGAAAATATCCCCTTTAATTAATCTGAACTTTCGTTATATGAATCATATTAATTTCCAATGATCGACTTTTCAACGAAAAGTCGAAATGATTGAAAACTAAGCTAATAGGATAATTTGAAATCATAATAAACAATAAAATCAATTATTTCGATACAGAATAAATAAATGAAATTTTTTTTGATTTACAGGGTATAAAAATAGAAAAATATAAAATCCTGGAATAAAATCCAGGATTTATTTAGTATTAATCATCTTCATAATCATCAGTGTTCAAATTAATATTGTTAAAGTTATCTTCTTGTGGAAGAGGTGCGTGTCCATCTACCATAGCTGTATAATCTAAATCAGGTTCATCCATATTACCATCAAGATTATATTTGGTAAAATCAAATCCTGTAGCATCAGACATAGCTTTTATATAACGTTTTCTAAACATTTCTTGAATATTTCTATTATTAACAAGAACTTCATCACCATTCTCATCAACAACTACGTATTTATTACAAGCTACATTAATACCACCGCCATTCATATTATGCATTTGATCTTTTGAAATAACAACTGGTGTATCATCTACTAATTTTTTAGCTCGTTCTAGAGCTTCTAGAGACATACCTTCGATTCTATTTCTTTCAGCAATTTGCCAATTTACCAAATTAGGTGTTTCAGGATCATAATCGACATTTTTAACATTGTTTACATTGTAGGTTTCAGCCATGTTTATACCACGGCGTTTCATTTCATCAAGTTCACGGATTTTAAACTGCCAAGCTACGAGATCACGTTGTTCACTAGTTAAAATGTCTCCGGCTGATCCAGAAATTAATTTTTCAAGATCGCCATAGCTCATGCTTAAAAGACGATCATTGAATTTTTTATAATCTGATTTTTCTTCATCAGTCATAATATTTACTAAACCGAATTTAGAAGTATAATTCGGTCGTTTATTTTCATTACTTTGAACCATAATAAATTCCTCCATTAATTAGTAATGGTGTTGTTTATAATTCGTATAGAATTATTGATATTGGTAAATTCATATTCATAAGCATATTCTATACCTGTAATATGAATCATTAATTTTACAGTTTTTGTATCAGAATTTAACTCGTATTGAACAGTACATGATCTATTCAATTGTTGTTCGATATCAGTTTCCAAATCATTTGCTGCTTCAGCTACACCAGATTCATCTTCAAATGAAAAATTAAATAAGTGTTGTTTTAAACCTAAATTAGGAAATAAAGCTAAGTCACCCTTATAAATAGATAATCTGGTTGTTAAAGCATTAAATACAACGGTTTCCTGAATATCTTTATTGGTATCTTTATTTTTGAAAAGTTTACCATCTATATCTGATCGAAAAGTTGGATTTACTATTACTTTATCCATAAAATATTCCTTAGAAAAATATATTATATCGATTTGTTTTTATATACAATATAATAATTTTTTATTTATATATTTTAATACTGTAGAGAATAGATAAGTTTGTTAAACTTAATCTCTATGAAAATAATATTTTTATAAGGAAGGGTAAGAAAACTATGATTGATGATGAAATCGTCGACAAATTGAAAGAGGTTGAATGGAGACCTCACAACACATCAGCTGGTGAGGAGGCTAGCAAAAAGATGAAGGAAGATATCATTGATATGTATGAAAAATCATTAGGAAACAAAAATGATGAACGTGTTAATGATCCGATCGAACAAGGCTACGACAATGCATGTAAAGATCAGAATTTTACAAACAAATTGGATAACGAAAATGATCCAACTGCAAAAGCTTATAAAGATTTTGCTGATGAAATTGATGATCGTAATGACAATTCAAATAAATCTGATAAAGGATGTGTTGAAAAACGAATGATGAATCTTTCCATTACAAGAGAAGATGGTAAATTAATTCATTCATCTAAAACAATTCCTCTCAATTCGATTTTGATCAGTGTTATAGGAGCTACAATAGGCAATTGTGCTAAAGATGGAGATGAATTTAAATTCATTTTGAATGTTGAAGAAGATGGAAACATCGATATTCGAATCCATGCTCCTAACAACAAAATGAATAGTAATCTTGTTTCAAAGTTATTCAATGAAATGACTGATGTAAACAAAACGAATTCTGAAGTAATGAAAATTATTTATAACTTTGCTAGAAAATTTAGATTTGAAACTGGATCTTCTAGTAATGGTTGTAATTCGTCAGATGGTCGTTGGAAGTATTAATTAACTCATGAAAAAGAAGGAACTATTAAAGTTCCTTCTTTTTTTTTCATTTTGCGAAGAATGACAATTTGATATATCATAAATTTAAGGGTAGAATATTATGGCTAAGAAATACTCTAAAAATAATAAACGAGAAGTAACCGGACGTCGTAGATTTAAATGTGAAGATTGTGGACAACGTTTCGGTACATTCGATCAGTTATTTAAACATGCTACTAAAATGCATGCTGATCTTATAAATAATGAAGATCCTTATAAATATCTTTTTGATAAACGAAATCCTGGAATTAAACTCTGTGTAATTTGTAAGAAAAATACTTGTGAATGGAATCCTGTTAAGCATAAGTATGCTAGATATTGTACAAATCCTGAATGTAAAAAGAAAGCAAGAGAAATGTTTCAGAAAAATATGAAACGTATTTATGGAACAGATAACTTACTTAATGATCCTGAACATCAGGCCGAAATGCTTGCTAATAGAAAGATTTCTGGTAAATATACTTGGCAAGATGGTGTACAAATTATCTATGTAGGTAAGTATGAATTGGATTTTTTACAATATTGTGAAAATACTCTTCATTTTACAAGTTCTGATGTAATACCATTTCCTACAAATATGGCTATTAAATATCTTGATAAATTTACTAATGTAGAACGTTTTTATATTCCTGATTTCTGGATACCTTCATTAAATCTTGCTATAGAGATTAAAGATGGGTCTAAATATCCTCTTGATTCTAAAGCTAAGATGGCTATGAAAGAAGAAGCAGTTATTAAATTGGATAAATTTAATTTTATTAAGATAGTTGATAAAGATTATACAGATTTTAATGATCTTATAAAAACATTGAAAGATCTTAATTGTGCTGAAGTTAAGAAAGATGGAAATCATATCTTTATAATCCCTGCTCCTGGTAATGACGTTTTGTAATATTTTAAAATAATATAACATAAAAGTATCATAATTCATTGAAAGAAATAGATGTTAATTTATCTTTTTTTGAATTATATATTTTATTGATGATTAAGGAAAAAGTCGTATGACATAATTACCTTAACAATATGAACCACAGCAACTTGGCGCCAAGGTTCAAAAATATTATTTAGGAGGTCTCCAATTATGGCAGACGGAAAGGAAAACAAGTTGGTTACAACAGTTAAAAACATTCCTACAAATGTAAAGAAGGATGTAAAGGCAGCTTCAACTACAACTAAGGTTGTAGTAGGTGTTGTAGGAGCACTTACAACATTTGGAGCTTTTGCACTTGGAAGAGCTACAAAGAAGGCTCCAAAGGCAGCAAAGGTAACACCAAAGGCTGCTAACTAATAACTGTGTAACAACAGTGTTTTAAGAAAAAGAGGCGGAATGAATCCGCCTCTTTTTTATTTATTTTTTCTTATATATTATATTTATGAATAAGTAATATTTGAGGAGGTAAGTAATATGACTTATTATGAAAAATACCAAAAATTGGTGGATGATGTAACAACTAAAGCTATTGAAGGAATCGTTCCAGTATCTTGTGCTATGAAAGTACAAAAATCTTTTGAAGAATGGAAGGCTAAAACATCTATAACTTTAGGAAGCAAGGAGGCAGAATCAATTGTTTACAAATGTAAATCAAATTAAAATTCTGTCTAGAAAACCATTATGGTATATAGACGAAGAAGGAAAAATAGGATATATTCAAAATGTGTATTCTGATGCTGAACAAATTCAGGTAATAAAAGATGATCACATTACAAATTATCCTATTTGTAAAAATCTTACAGTTGTACCAGAACTTAATACAGTTCTGTTTGAAACTGAAGAAGATGCTATAATAGGCGTTGCTATGATGGAAGATCCAGAGAATCAGGATTTAATGATTCAGAATGGAATCCAACGAAACATACATGAAACCGACTATTATAAAGCAAAATCTAGCAGCATTAATTCTGGATTGTATTCATATAGTGATTTTGATTCACAATTGGATAACATTAATGCTATGGAAATTAGATATCTGGATTATAATGAAAAAATAAAATTAATCCATGGATCTAATGAAAACGATGAACTTAATAATATTCTTACAGAATATATTAAGTATGAAGACATTAAATCTGAACATCATGATGTAAAATCGGAAAGATTAATTTTCGATGTTATGTCTGAAAAAGGAAATGTCTACATTAAATCATTCTGGGTTAATGATAATGGAATCGATTTTGGACCTATGCCATTTATGATTTCACCATTAACAGGTTATCTTATGTTTAACAATAAACCTAACGCTGCATATTATCGTAATGATGTACGCGAAGGTTTAACTACTCCGTTTACAGCTATGGTAAGAGAAGGTCAAACTAGAGCTTATAATGGCTACATTAGAAATGAAATAAAAGAACGAAAGAAAGAAGGTGTTAAAACTATAGTATCAGGTGTTAAAGACTTGGTACTTAACTTTGTTTCACTCGATCAGATATTTGGTTTCTTAGTAAACAAAACCGCTCCAAATGTTATTAGAACATTCAAACGTTTTGCTAGAAAACGGAATGATAAGAAACGTAAGAATAATTGGCTGAAAACTCAGAAGGAAAAATGAAATTAAAGAAGGGAGAAATTTCTCCCTTCTTTTTTTCTATGATGTTTGAGCAATGATTGTATTAGTATTCTTAAGAATAGTGTTAACATTTGAAGAAAGCGTATTTACTTTAGTCAAAATATCGTTATCTGAAAATTCTGAATTAATAGCCTTTGCAGAATCTTCCAAACTGATAAATGCACTTAATGTATTCTTCGCATCACTTAATACATTTTTTACATTTGTTAATTCTGCTTCAGCATCATTTAAATCTGAAGAATTTATTTTTTCCAATTCGAATTCAACTTTAGTTTTACTAATGTTGTATTTATTATTTATAGCATCAGTGATTGTTTTAACTACATCTTCATAAGATATAATATCAGTATCAGAGATATCTTTAAATTTAAAATTAAGTTTATAAACATAATCTTCATAAAGACGCTGAGTACGATCTGTATCGATAATATCATCCCAAACAATTACAGTTTCACCAGTTAGCTTCCATTCGCCATCTTCCAATTTAATAACACCGCAATCGTAGAATGTTTGTTTTTTAAGATAATCCGCATCTCCAGAAGAATCTATGAATTTTTCATTAATAGCAACATTTTCAGTAAATGAAGCATATTCTGAAGCACGATCATAATTCATGTATGAAAGTACTCTAATTTTTTTATTAAGAATATAATCTGAATTTGTAAACAGAATGTATGATTTATTTATCTCGAGTTTCATAAAATTACTCCTTAAGTTATATAAAAATGTCGAGTTAATAAAAAATAAATAAATTATATATTATATTCCTGAGCTGTAGCTGAGGGATATTTGATATTCCCTCCCACCCATCGAGTATCTCGAAGCTATAGCTCGTGAGTAGTGTTTTTCATAACTCAAAAGATAATCTCCTTAGGAGAAAAAGTATCGTTGATACTTCTTCTCTTTTTTTCTTTTATATAATAATGAGAAGATAAATATATGAGAGGTACTTTAATATGAACTTTTTTAAAATTGATGAATTTGATTCTGCTGATGGACCAGGAATTAGAGTAGGATTATATGTTTCAGGATGTACACATAAATGTAAAGGCTGTCATAGTTCAGAATATTGGGATTTTGAAGTTGGTGAAAAATTTACCGAAAAACATCTGGATCAATTACAAGCAACGTTATCAAAAGATTATATTGAAGGATTATCTATATTAGGTGGAGATCCTTTAGAAATAAAAAATATACATCAAGTAAAATATATTATTAGAGAATGTAAACGATATTATGAACTTATTCATGATAAACCATTAAATATTTGGTTATGGACCGGTTCAGTATTTGAAAATTTATGTTTATTAACTGCTGGAGTTTGGAGTTGGGAAGGTCCAGATGCAATACAATATGTTGATGATTTAAGATATATTTTAAATAATATTGATGTTTTAGTAGACGGTCCATTTGTTGAAGAAAAGAAGGATTTAAATCTTGCTTTCAGAGGTTCTTCAAATCAAAGATTAATCGATATGAAGAAAACACTTGAAAATAAAAAAGTTACATTATTAGATATTAAGGAGAATATGAGACATGGTTGATATATTTAATACTTTTAAAATTGTAGGTGCTTTATGATTATTGAAGCTATTGCCGATTTACATTTTGGGCGAACTGGTAATGAAGAAAAGTTTTACGAGTCTTTGAAAAATCATTTCATAAAACGTTGTAATGAAGTTCGTCCTGATCTTATAGTAATACCTGGAGATTCATTTGATTCTAGACAAGGAATTGGATCTCCTGCTAACATTTATTATGGAAAATTTATAGATGATTGTATAGCAACAGGTGCTACAATTATCGTTATTGAAGGTACAGAATCACACGATAGACATCAAATAAATGGTCTATTACATTATTCATCTGATAAATTCTTTATTGTTAATACTGTAACCAAATTAAATGTTTGTGGATTGAAATTATTATTACTTCCTGAAGAATATGTAATAAATGATGATTATTATAAAGATTATCTTAATGATAATTATGATTTTGCATTCTTTCACGGAATGTTTACACATGTTGGTATTAACGGTTATGTATCTGATGAAATTGTAAGACATGCTTATAACTTTGATTGGAAGATGTTTAAAGATAATATTAAACATTTTGTTATAGGTGGTCATATTCATACTCATAGTTGTTATAAGAATATTATTTATTGTGGTTCTTATGGAAGATTGAATTTTGGTGAAGAAGAAGATAAGGGATGGATTGAAGTAGAAGTTAAAGGTAATAAATCTAAATGGACTTTTATGAAAAATCCAGACGCTATGACATTCACAACAATACTAGCATCTAAATTACCAAATGAAATAGATCCTTTATTAAATATGCTTAGAGGATATCAAGAATCAAATGATTTCTTAAGAATTAAATTAGATATTGATGATGATAATAAACGAAATACAATTGAAGGATTTGTTAAAAATCATAAAAATTGTTGCGTCTTACGTATGAAATCTAAACGAGTTATTGAAAAACAAGAAGAAATTACTGCAGATATTAAAGAACAGCAAGAACAACTTCATAATAAAATGAAAGGTTTTGAAAATATGAATTTCATACAAATAACTCAGAAAATCGCTAAAGACGATTATCATATGGAATTCTCTCAAGAAGAAATCAATAACATTTTAAACACGAAGGTATAATTATATATAATATTGCCGTTTTTTAAAAAAGATTAAATTTATATAATTTAATATTAACAAGTAAGGTTAAACTTACTAATTTCATATACGTATGTGGAGGAATCTCATGACTATTGAGGAACCAATGGACTTTGGAGGCAATCAGATCCTTGCGCAAGATTTGATTTCCGACGACTTGATCTGTAAGATCAAAGGATTAAATCCTGATCTTGGTAGACCAATGGATGAGTTCGGACATGGTGACCCGTATTATTCTAGATATGCGGCTTATCGTGACGAAATTGAAAATGCTGAACTTATTGTAATCGATGCTAATGCATTGAACAGAAGTTCAGTTATGAATCTTGATCTTTCCGGAGATTTCTCTGGAATTGAACAGTTCCCATCTGATTACTATCAGTTGGCTGGAGATACATTAGCTATTGCATTCGATCCTTATGAATTTGGAATCGATTCACCAGATTGTTCTATTGAAGGACTTGGTGAAGATATCGGTGGTTATTGTGAATTCAGTCCTACCGAATTGTCAGATTTATCAAATGGTATATATTAGTAGATAATATAATATATTCCATATGTATGTGTGTGGTGTGTAAATCTTAGGTAATGAAATGTAAACATTTCATAATTGTAGGTGCAAATCCTACCACACCAAATAAAGTTGAAGTTTGATTCCTCTTCTATATTAAAACTCAACTTTTTTTGCTTTTATTTGTTCTCGACATAAACATTAATGTCTTGAAATTAAGACCTCCTTACGGCTTTTAAAATATTTATCTTTTAGCACAATCATAAGATAAATTATTTTGATGCCATTATCGAATTATTCAACCTCAAATAATTCGATTACAGTTTTGTGTTTGTCCCTGGTCCGTGACCAGGGACTTTTATTTTTTTTTTTGCAAATGGTCTATGTTGGTTGATATATTATAATAATGAATAAAGAAAATAAAACTTTGTTCAAGGAGATAATTATGGATGATATACTTGAAATTTATAAATCTAAGTTTGAAAGGATCTTTGCTGGAGAGGATCCTAACAGCATCTTTAATAGACGCGACATTGATGAAAATGGGAACATGATAAAAGTTCCCGTTGATAAAGAATTTCTTCTGAGAACTGCTAGAGCTATTTTTGGTAGCTCATCAGAAGAAGTTATTAAGAAGGTTGAGGAATTGACCTTCTAATAAAAAGGAGAGCTTTATGCTCTCTTTTTTTTTCTTTTTATTATGGACTTTATAATATAGGAATACAATTATGGCTAAACTTTATTATGAATATTTTTGGGATATAATATTTAATATTCCTTCTAGAAATATACAATTTAGACCTTATGCTTTATGTAGGTTTGAAAAACATTCTAATTATTTTGATAACTTCATGCCTACTTACAATATGGTTTGTAAAGTATACGATAAACATCTTGATATTTTTAGAATATTGGATAAAGAAATAAATGTTACAGTTAAGCAATATATTTATTATGGTGAAGCTAAAGAAAGTTTAACAAATCATGAAATTGTTAATGAATATGAATTTGCTTGTTATTGTGATAAAGAAAGAATTCCTTCATTAACATCTTCTGCTAAAAAAGTTAATTCGTTTGTAGAAAAACCTAAAGCTACATATGAACCTGAAACTATGGGTGAAATGAACGCTGTTGAATTGAATCTGAGTTTATTACTAAAGAAAGATGTTCAAATGCGAACTTTTTTACATAATTATATTTTTGGTTCAGCTGATAAAGGTGCTACACCTATGACAGCGGTAATGTCTATTATTGAACAAAATCCATATGTAGAATCTTGTTTAGTTGATAAACCAACAAATACCATTGCGTATCGTGATCTTATAGTTAAACCAGCTGATCTCAAAAATGCTATATTAGGAATTCAACACAATTATGGTATTTATGATAAATCTCTTGAATTATTTTTTGATAACGGTATGCTTTATGTTTTGAATAAACTTGAGAATCATCATAGTGGTGCTAAAGATGAAATTACTGAAATCAATGTCAAATTATGTGAACAAGTCGGATCTCCAAATGCTCCAGATTATGTAACTGAAGCTAAAAAAGAAAAAATAATTTTCTATGAAAGACGAACTAAAGTTAGTAAAGAAGATTATGAATCTATAGAAGGTGCATTACATGGTGATAAATTTGTTTATTCTAATTTTGCATCTGCTATAAATAGTGCTTTTGCTGGAGATGATGATACACAATTCGTTTCACCATTACATGAAGTGTTAAAACCTAGACAATCTAGAGTTGATGTTGGAACAAAGATTATTACAGATTATGATATGTTAAATAATGGATTTAACATGTCATCATATATGTATGAGAAATCATTAGGTGTACCAATTTCATTTGTAATGACTGGAATTAATGCTTCACATTTTTCTCCAAATAAAAATATTAGAATAACTTGTGATACTCCAGAATCTCATAAATTATATTCAGGTCTTTATAATATAGCTAATATAGATTTCATATACGAGAATACTGATAAGAAAGGTAAAAACTTTTCTACTTATTGTCACGCTGTAATGAAATTAGTTAATAAGACTGAAGGATATGATGAAAATTACGAAGTCGGTGAAAAGAATGAATAATATGAAACTGGGAGAGGAATCTCCCAGTTTATTGTTTTATGTATAACAGTTTGACAAATTCATATAATTAACGAGGTAAATATATGGCTGTTAAATCTTATGAAGAACAATTTGCTCCTATTATTACAGAATTAAACGAGCAAGCAAAACTTAATACTGAGTTATATAATGAAGTGCATAAATCTCTTGAAAAAGATTTAAGTAGATTAAATGGTGAACGTATGATAGGATCTACATCACCATCGAAATCTATTGCAGAAACTGGTAAGGTTCTTTCCGAAATAAGAGGAACTCAAGTAAATATTATTAAAGAAAAATCTAACGTTATCAAAACTATTGCAGATCTTGAAATTCGTGAAAGAAATTCTAAATCTCAGGAAACTGATGCTGGAACAAATCAATTCCTTATGCAAAATCTTCTTAATGAAATTTCTAGAAAAGTTGGAGATGTTTCTAAACCATCTATATCTGAAATTCGCGATAATCGTGGAAAAGAAGCATTGGATAAATTGGATCCTGAAGCATTAGGAATGAATGATAATGACTTTGCTATGATTGATAAGTTCAAACAAGCATCTGGAAAATAATAACTATGGCTGATGATTTTCATTTACTTAAAAAATTAGATTGTGATATACGTTATGTATTGTTATCTACAACTGATAATGATATCTATGTATATCTTTTACATTCTGCTAGTGTAATTACTGATTCCGATAAAACTGAAATCGAAAGTGGTTATTTACCATTACTTGATAATATTGATTCTGCTCAAACTAAAACATTTACCATTAATGATAATTTCAAAGCTATAAATAAAATGAATGATGATATAGCTAATTACATTAATGCTAGAAATGGATATAAAAGTTTTAATATTATAAACACTTCAAGAAATCATAAATTTGTAATTCAATCTAAAGTATTTGCTGCGGCTGTTAAAAATTGTAAGAAAATTTACATTGATATGGGATCAGTAGATACTTCTGAAAAAGGTAATTATGGTGGATCTATTAGATTAGATTCAACTGATTATGGTGAAATTGACTCACTTGAAATAAATTCTGGTACTTTTTTGTTAGAAGATAATGTTACTCTAATTGTAAAGAAATTGGATATCACATATTGTACAATTGACACATTTAATAAGGATTCTGATAAAAGTTGTTCATTTAGTGTCTTAGTTAAAGATCAGATGGATGTTGTTAATATGGCTATTTATAGTACAATATTTACAACATTTTCTAATTATAATAAAGATGCTAGTAATTATCTTGATACTGAATTCACTGCAGCATTTATTCGAATTTTTGGCAAAGAAAAAATAAATGAAAATGCTAAGTTTGAAAGAATTCTTATTCAAGGTTTTAGCAAATGTTTTATAAATAAAATCGAAGTTGAAGATTCTGTAAGATATGGTGGAATTCTTAAACTTGACAGAATGGATAAATTAACTATATCTGGTATTAAACGAAATATTAGTGAAGTTGATCCTACAGCTCCTATGATTAAAGTAGGTAGAGTTGCTGTTACTAATTTACATGATATCAATGTTGTAATTAAGAGTTCAGCATCTATTTCTTCTAAATATGCTCTCATTGAATTTTTGGAAGATACTACTGGAACTACAAGATCTATAAATCTTTATAGTTCAAATATTGTAAATAAACATTCTAGAAATTTAACTATTTTTAGAATGAAAAATGTAGAAATTAATAAAGTGTATCTTTCTGATACAAAGATTAATGAAAACGTTACATTGTTTGAACGTACTAATGCTAAATTAGAAAAACTTTGTTTTAATAATTGTGTAGTTAAAGGATCATCTTTTGATTTAACAGATACTACAAAAATAAATTTATCAGATTGTGATTTTACAATATCTAGCGATTTAAATCTTTCTAGCGCTTATGTAACTATAAGCGGCGGATATTATAGATTTTCAAATATGAATGTTGGTTCATATGAAACTTATCCAGTATCGAAGATAGATATCAACAAAGCAGAATTTAGTGGTGATAATTTAAATTTCACAAATGATGCTTCAGAAGTTGATATGCCATTTTTTGACGATGGATGTAAATATAATGTTACTAAAATACTTTTAGATAAATTTAATCCAACTTTCTCAAGTTCAGTTATATGTACTAATGATTTGACTATAACTAATGATAAAGCTTCTAAATTCTTAAGTGTTTTAGTTAATTATAGAGAAGAAAATACTGATACGGTATTTAATGTAAATAGTTCTGTTAGTGGTAATATTATGTTTACCGCTAACGGATCTACAAATTCATTTACTTTAAATCTTAATGATGAATCACAATTTTTGTCTATAAATCCTTTAGACTTAGTTGCAGTTGAAAATTCTCCAAATATAAAGATCGTTACGAATGTACCTATTAAAACTAAAGTTTATAATTTTGATAGTAGATATATTCATGCTCTTTTTAAAGATTATGTTTCAACTCAAAGTTCTACAATAGATTTATATTCAGATGAAGATGAACCTGTAACAAAGGTTCTAAATGATTCTGAAAAACAAATGAGTATAGCTTCTAATAAAGAATATGAAGGTAATGTTATAGATTATTTAAGATATACCTTAACTCCAATATAATTAAATAAACTACTGGTTTTAAACCAGTAGTTTATATTTTTTATAATTATATATTATGTTAGTAGAAGTAGGAAATTTTTATTTCCATTTCTAACATCATGTATTTGTGGAGATGATGTTGTTTTAATATTTGGGTAAGGATTTGGAAAGGTTACACCTACTTCTTAACTTACCCCTCTTGAAGGAGATATATCGTTGATATATCTCCTTCCTTTTTTTGTAAAATGTTTGTTTATTTTTGCATATTATAATTATGGATAAAAGATAGAGAAGGGTGCTACAACACCCCTCTCTAAATATAGCTTTTACCAAGGAGGTGAAAACTATGAATAATGAACGCTTGTTCAGATACTATTATAGTGTAAACTATAATGGCTATCCAGTCTCTAGATACAAACTAGTGACTAGACAGGAATTTATATCAATTACTGGTATAGATCCTGTAAATCCAAATAATTAATATATTTAATTGTTTAGATTAAAAAATAAAAAACAGTAAAAACTCGAAAGGGTTTTCTGTACCGGATTGCTACGGTTTCTTTTTTTTTATTAATTCTGTTTGACATACATATGTATCCCATAGGGTCGAGAATTCCGATGGGTACTTATTATAAATGTACAGAGGTATTTTATGGATGAATTTAAATCCAACGTTATTAAACGTGGTGGACAAGAAGAGTTGTTTAAATCTTCTAAAATTAGAAATGCTATAGCTAAGGCTAATAATGCGATTGATGAGCTTTTTAAGATTTCAGATGAAACTATTGATAAAATTACTGAAAATGTTGTTGAAAAAATCAAGAGTTATAATCGCCAATTTAATGTTGAAGAAATTCAAGATTTAGTAGAAAAAGAAATTTCTACATATTCGTGGGAGTTAGCTAAAGCATTTACAATTTATCGTTATACACATGCTTTACAAAGAGATGGTGATACTACTGCACTTAATGCTGAATTAGCAGCTAAATATAAAGCACTTATGGAAAGAGCTTGGAATATTTACGAATGTCAATCGGAAGATATTCAGCAGGAAAATGCAAATAAAAATGCATATTTGCTTTCTACACAAGCAGATTATGCAGCTTGTGAATTAGATAAAGAATTACTTGATTATAAAGAAGTTTTCAGCAAAGATGTATTAGAAGCAAATGCTGAGAAGATTATCAAGATTCATGATATGGGATATTCTGGACGAAGAATGTTCAATTGTTTTAGTGGAGATACAACATTTATTTCTGAATATGGAGATCGACCATTCAAATGGTTCAACGATGGTGATAAAGTACACGTTGTTGATAGATTTGGAGATGTTCGAGAAGCAACTGTTAAAAAATATGGTAAACAATATTTTAATAATGTTTATTTAAAAAATAATAAAACTATTAAAGTTATCAAAGCTACTAAAAATCACAGATGGTATTTACACGATGGTAGTGTAACTACTGATTTGAAAGTTGGTGATCGATTATTTACTACTAAAAAAACAGAAAACAGATTCAACATCGATAAAATTACTACTAAACATGATGCATTCTTATTTTGTTTAGGAATGGTTATTGGTGATGGATACGATGGTAAAAATAATAATGGAGAATATTCTTGCACAAAAATACGTTTATGTGGAGACAAAGCAAAATATTCTAAATTGTTTGAAATGGCCGGATTTAGTAAACATTTCGTTAAACATACTACGGATCCACATTTTTATTATAAAGAAGCTATTAAACAAAACTTTTTGAATGGTAAAGGATGGAAATACCTTTCAAGTAATGATAAAATTATTTTATTTAATGGGTATTTTTGTGCAGATGGATCAACTTCTGATAGATTAAGATGTTCTACAGCAGATGATCGAATAGCTTGTATGATTTATGATTTATGTGGTATTTCAGGTTATTATTTAGTATCAGCTAACGAAATATTTCATGATACAAATTATAAAAAGAATGCAAGATTGTATAATTTTAGCTTTGTAAACCATCAATCTGATAATCAAACTTGGAAAGTTGTTAAAATTGATGAGAATAAATCGTATGGTGATGCGTGGTGTTTGGAAGAACCGGTAACTCATTCATTTTTGTTAAGTAACGGTATTACTACTGGAAACTGTTGTCTTATCAATCTTGATGATATGTATAAAAATGGTACAGTTATTAATGGTGTATTCCTTGATACTCCTAAATCATTTGTTACTGCTTGTACAGTAGCTACACAGGTTGAATCCCATGTAGCATCAGGTCAATATGGTGGACAAACTGTAAACCTTTGGCATATCGCTCAATTTGTTAAACCTACTCGTGAAAAATTCATTAAACGTACTCGTAAACGTTATGAAGATATTGGAATGACTTATACTGAAGAACAGCTTTTAGCTGATGTTGAATTACAGTTAAAACAGCATATCGATGACGGAATTCAACTTCTACAGTATCAGGTTCTTACTCATATGACTACAAACGGTTAACTGACTGGCCGCCTTACATGGTAACATGTAAGTGAAAAGGTGGTGAACCCATAAATATGGGGTGTTATTCATTTATTGAATAGCTAACGGTGAAAGCATTTTATTATATCTTATGCTAATACCGTGCCAAGTATTCTTTTTAAGAATAAAGGTGTAACGACTATCGAACAGACATAGATATTATCTATGGAACTTAGTAGAGTAGCTTTAAGGTGAAATTCCTTATTGCGAAGTGCCATCCATCCTTTTTATAGGATGAAGAGATAGTCTAATCCAAACGGAATAATAAATAACGTTTGGAGAAGGGAATAAATGCAGTCTCCCTTCGTTTCTACATATATTAACATCAATGATGCTCCTGAAGAAGATCGTAAAGATTATGCTATGGTAATTGAAGCTTTCTTAAGACAGAGACTTCTTGGTGTTAAAAATAAAGTTGGCGTATACTTTGGACCAGCTTTCCCTAAAGTACTTTATGTACTTGATGAAAATAATGTTTGGGAAAATTCTGAATATTATTATCTTACAGAAATTGCAGAAAAATGTTCTGTTGAACGTTTAGCTCCAGATTATATTTCAGCTAAAGTTATGCGTGAACTTAAAGAAGGAAATGTATTTGCTTGTATGGGATGTGCAGCTTATGATGAAGTTGTGACTTATAAAATCAATGGTAAACTTTTTATAGAATCAATTGGTCGTATGTGGGATAGATTAGCATTATACAATACTATTTTATTCCAAAATGAATTGCAAATTGATCAATATATGCCTTTACAAAATGTTGAAATTTTCGATTCAAAATTGAATAAATTCGTCCCATGCTATCAAATGAATAAAAATAATTCACATGATTGGTATCGTGTTGAATTAAATCATAGAACTATTGAAGTTACAGGAGACCACCCATTTGAAACTGAAAATCGTGGTGTTGTTCATGCTAAAGATCTTACAAAAGATGATAAAATAATGATTCATTATGGGCAGTATTCAGATGAAAGTGAACATTTTGAAGATGGTGCTGCTTGGACTCTTGGTGCTCTTATTTGTGACGGAGCATATTCTGGTGGAGCAGTAACACTATCTATAGCTGCAACAGATGAAGATGATATCGAAACACGCTATTGTGAAAATATGAAAAAATATTTCGATATTCCTACTAAAACTATTTTTAGAGATAGGGGCGATAGAGGTGTTTATAAAGATATTATTTCTTTATCTACAGAAAATCAAGCTTCTTATTATTTTAAGGAATATTTGAATAAACTTTTTGAAGGATTTAACAAAGCATTTAGAAAAATTCCTGTAAATGTATTTAGATGGAATAGAAGTGCTAAAGTAGCATTTTTAGCTGGTATGATTGACGCTGATGGATACATTCATATTGATACTGGAGAATGTTTCTTAGGATCAACTAATAAAGAATTGGCATTAGGTCAGATGAAGTTGGTACAGGCATTAGGTATCCCAGCAAAAGTTAGAGTTAATCGTTATAAAGGTGGTACAAACTTTAATAATGTACGCTATACAGTTAACTTTTATCCAACTGAAGAAATTATCAATGCTTTAGCTTGTGCTAAAAAGAAAAAGAATTTTAAACCTGGCGTTGTCATGGAAAAAATGTATGAAATTTCAAATGTAAAAGCTGTAACAAAAATTAATAATATTTCAACTCGTTCTGGTTGGTCATATGATGTTACTACTGAATCTGAACATTTTGAAATTTCTGGTATCTATTCACATAACTGTCGTTCATTCCTTTCTCCTTGGAAAGATGAAAATGGTGAATATAAATTCTGGGGTCGCTTTAACAAAGGCGTTGTTACAATTAACCTTCCTGATGTTGCTCTTACTTCTAAAGAAACTGGAAGAGATTTCTGGGAACTTCTTGATGAACGTCTTGAACTTTGTCATAAAGCTCATAAACAGCGTATTGAAAAACGTTTGTTTGGTACTAAATCTGATGTTTCTCCAGTACATTGGCAGTTCGGAGCAATTGCTCGCCTTAAACCAGGTGAAACAATCGATAAATATTTAACTGGTGGATATTCTACTACATCATTAGGCTATGTTGGTTTGTATGAAACTGTTATGGCTCTTAAAGGTGTACCTCATACAGATCCATCTGCTAAAGATTTTGCTCTTTCTATTGTTAAACATATGGCTGATAAGTGTGAAGAATGGAATAAACAAGATGATTATGGTTATTCCGTTTATGGTACTCCTGAAGAATCTGCTACATTTGAATTCGCAAAAGCTTTACAAAGACGTCATGGTATTATTGAAGGCATTACCGATAAAGATTACGTAATGAATTCGTACCATGTAAATATTAAAGAAAAGATCGATGCTATTTCTAAATTGGAATTTGAAGCACCGTTCCAGAAGTATACAACTGGTGGAGCTGTTTCTTATTTCGAATGTTCAAGAAACATCATCAACAATATGAAAGCTTTCCACAAAGTAATTGAATCTGGTTATAAAAATATTATGTATTTCGAAGCAAATACTAAACCAGATTATTGTTACATTTGTAAAAACTTTGATCATATTGATATGGCTCGTGATCCTATTACAAATAAACGTATTTGGAAATGTTCATGTTGTGGAAATACTGATCCTCATCAGATGGATGTTTCTAGACGTGTATGTGGATATCCTGGTACTGTAAATTATATGAATCAGGGTAGAATGGGTGATATTGGTGATCGTGTAGAACATATTTAAAATATTTTTTTAAAAATACCATAATAATATAATGTATTTAGATACATCGAATGAGGTAAAGTGTAGGTTTATTTAAACTGTAGATATTTTACCTCATTTATGGGGATTGCTGGAATTGGTAGACATTGGTCGGACTTAAAATCCGATGCCTGTAAGGCGTGAGAGTTCAAGTCTCTCATCCCCTATAATTTTTTTTGAGCTATTATCTCAGTGGTCAGAGAAGCGGACTCATAATCCGTGTGTCCTAGGTTCAAATCCTAGATAGCTCAAGATTGCAATAATCATCTCACAATTAATGATTATTGAATATACAACGTTTGTGAGGACGAGGGTATATAATGATTAGGAATAAAAAGAGATATTAACACTTCGAATGTTATCTTCTCGATTCCATATCGATGGATATTCCGGGATCACATGCGGTTGATAGACAAAGGTCAAGACCGCAACTTTTTGGGCTATTAGCTCAGTTGGCAGAGCAACGCCCTTTTAAGGCGTGGGTCGCTGGTTCGAATCCAGTATAGCTCATTATCCAGTGTTACTGGTAGTGGAGTTTCGTTATTGAAAAGCAGGGGTAGTCACACCCTTGGAGGCAATAAACAGAATTTATTTTTGACGAACTCCACGTTTTTGAACTCAATGGTTTATCTATAAAAGATGAATCTTGATATACTTGACTGAAACGAATATTGATGATATATTTGTTTCGTTTAAACTACAATGTTTGTCGAAGCTTAGATAAACATTTGTATCGGTATTAAGTCCAGACCTTGACGGACACTAGTTCCATTAACTGTATATACGTAAACGCTTTCGGGTTAAAGGTTCCTGTGTTATGGATAAACCGTCATCTTTTTGAACATAAATTCATTCTGTCGTGATTTCGGTTACGAGTATCAGAATGTTTTTATAATGAAAGTAGTAAGTTCCCTTAACGCTCGTGAAATTGAAACTCTAATCGAATAACAATCTTTCTAGTTGTACTAGTTGCTAGCTCTTGTTTTCGTAAAGTGAATATGGATGAGTGGTGAAACTTAGGTAAAATTTGTATCGTAGATGGGCAAATTGATACGCTCTAATATAGCGGGGTGCATCATACGATAATTTACTTTCATAGCCTAAATTTATGAGTTTTTATAATGGTAAAACTTGTTATATATGGCCTAGCTATATCTTTAACGAATGTATATAATCTGAATACTAGTAGTTATCGAATTCGAATAGTCCAATTTTTCAGATTCGATTATCGAAACAATTCGACTCTTTCGTTGATGTATTGAAGAGTTTTGATAACAGGAAGATAGCGTTATGATCTTCCGCCATTGGGTCGTCGACAAGCGGTAAGTCATTGGCTTTTGGTGCCAACATTCCACAGGTTCGAATCCTGTCGACCCAGCTAATTCTCGTGTGTGCAACATGAAAAAATGAATTTTCGAAATTGTCTGAGATCCGGGACGTTCCCGGATCTCTCTATTTTTTGTCTTATATATTATAATAATGAATATGTTATATTTGAGGAGGTAAGTAAATATGACAGTCGATAAAGCAAACGAATTACGTTTGAAAACAATTGATCTTCCTTATATGGAGGGACATTTGTATGATCCTGATAATGAGGATAAAGATGTAATTAATGTAACAAAAGAAGGAAAAGTTTTAAGTGTATTGGATGTTGGCTTTGCCATTCCAAAATTAGGGTTTTGTAAAGATATGTTTGAAATATTCTACTATATGAAACCTAAAAGCACTAGAGATTTTCATTTTGAATATTGGTGCCCTTCTTCTATAAAAGAAGCGATATGCATTACTTCAACAGTAGCTAAAAGAAAGAAAAGTATCATTTCAAAACGAAATTTTAATTTCGAAGGCAAAAAGATATGTTTGTTTGGAATGGTAGATGATGATAAATTATATGTGTGGAAATCTGGAATGATTTGGTTTAAAGATGGTTCAGGTGATGAAGGTTATGAATTGTCAATTTTAAACGATAAATTACAGATTGAAAATCGTGCATATTATATAAGAGTGGTAAGAGACTAGGAGGAAAATAGTTTATGGAAAAATTATATTATGTAGCTGTGGCTCCTAATAAAGAAGCTGCAGTACACGGTGGTTTAACAGAAGCTATCGAGAAGTGTATCGATAATAATGAAGAAAAGTCAAAGGATTTGTATCCAGGAAGTTTTTGTAGAGAATCTTTAATAAACTCTATAAGAACAGAATTTGAATGGGCATTGGATAGATTCGATGAGAATAATGATTACATCACTGATCCGTATGTTGTAGGAACCTTCAATGATACAAGTTGTAAGGTAGAATTAATATATGTATGTGAAATTACATTTAAAACATTCAAGCACTATTATATTCGTTTTGAATGGTTATAAGTAGTGCTTAAAAAAGAAAGAGGGTTTCTCTCTTTCTTTTTTTTCTTTTTTGAAACATTTTAATATATGGCTACACCTAAAACTTATATCTATGATAATGTAATTGCTACTTATGGGGATGATTTTATTAAAAATTTCCCAGCAATTGTGCGATGTGTGAACAAATATATTAATTCTAGAGCTGATGTATTGCAAACAAAATACATGAGTAACAAACTAATTTTTACAGCTGTTGATGAAAATGCGTTTATGGATGCTGCTGGTGTAGATAAAAGTATTCTGATAAAGTTAATTTCTGAGTCAGATACTATAAAACCTAACGCAAAAGGAACAACACCTCTTTATCAATTATTATATATCCTTTCGAAGTATTATACAGTTAAACATAATGAGCTCGTAAAATTGTATAAACTTGATTCTGATATTAATTCTGATAGAAGTCCTAAACATATTATACAGTTGTATTTTGGTATGAGATTATATTCTTGGTCTCAGAAATATATTTTTGCACATCCTTTCCCTGAACAAGATGCAGAATATGCTATTGCGCATCTTAGTAATAAGTCCGATATTATTAAATTTAAAAATATCTACGAAATCATTAAGAATAAAGCATTCACTATTGAAGAAGCTCCACGTTTTGCTCAAATGGCTAAACGAGAAAAAGCAGAAGATAATGATACTTATGAATGGGTAAATGATATTTTTAATAAATTTAAATCTCAGATGAAGAATTTCTTTGTACTTTGTTTATATTCTCACGATCATAAACTTGGTATTAAAACAGAAAATTTAACAGCACATAATGAAGAAGGAGATGAATTTTATGTTATTTCTGATTCAGTATCAAATGCTGTAGATATTACAAGTAAAAAACTTATGAATACATTTGTTCAAGATACAGTTATTCGTGAACAATTAATTCAAAGTGCTTGTAAACACTCGAATAAAGTTTCTTGTACTAAAACTAAAATTGTACTTAAAAATATACGAGAATCTGGCGATAGTGAATTGCTTCTTAGAATTATGACTGATATAGTTTCATATTGGTTAATTTCTATGAAAAAGAGCGTTGATAGTATACATTCTAAAGAATTTGCTGCTAAATGCTCAAAAGCTTATTCAGTATCAAATACTTATGATATTTTCATTATAGATCTTAAAAAGACTCTTGGTGAATTAATTCTTAAGTATAATCCTGAATACACCATGGCTGCTAATCGTGGTACAATCGGAAGTTTTAAACAAGCTATTTATTTATACTTGATTATGTATATAATGACTCTTAAATAATAAGGAGAATTTTTATGTCTGGAAATATAAATTCTAATACATTTGTTGGGTTAACATATCATGAACTTTCTCAGGAAGGTTTTGGTTTGCCATCAATTAGAAGTCTTAGAGCTCCTAGTAAAAAGGAACTTTTTAATGCTCCTATAGTAAAAGCTGCAGCTGCTAAAGCTAAAGCTTATGGTATGAAGAAAGGATATACTAATCTCATCCCTACTTCTCAAAAAGATAAAGAGATGTATGTTATTTCTGTACTTGCTAAACGAGGTGTTCAGGCTACTGAAAAAGAAATCAAATCTATTTCTAAAAAAATTGAATTTGTTAAAATTGATGGAGTAGTAGTTCTCAATTGTGATTCTTTGATGAGTTCTGGAGATAAAACTTTATTTGCTTTTGCTTTAGTAGCATGTGGAATTGCTAATCTTTTTGCAGTATTCAAAATCATTGTTCCTGCAACGGTTGCAACATTTATTGGAACAACTTTTCATACACTTAATCCTACACTTGGTACAGTTGCTGGTGGCGCTGTGTTAGGTGCTAGTTCATTAGCATTAGGTGTTATTGAAGAAAAAGTAGTTTCTTATTTGAAGAAAAAGCTTATTGAAAAGAATATACGTAAAGATTTACATATATTTACTTCATGGGTAGCATTCAAAAGCAAAGATGGAAAAGTTATTCTTAAACGTTTCTGTAATGCTATTATTGATCCAAAAATGTATGTTCCTAGTAAAGAAGATTTGGAAGTTTCAGATGAAACTGATGAAGTTTCTATGACTGATTTGGTTGAAGATGAAACTACAGTTGAAGAAGATGCTGGAAAAGATTCTGAAGTTAAAGATATTGATATTTCTCAGGATGATTCTGCTCATAATGAAGAAGCTTCATCTGGAGGAGTTGTAACTCCTGGAAATAAAGATGATCTCGAAGTTGAGCAAACATCAATAGAAGCTTGGTTTGATGATCCTGCTTATTCATTAGAAGAAGCTGATGAAGAAGATTGTACTTGTAAAGATTGTCATAAAGAAGAAGATACTGAAAACGATTCTGAAGATAAAAAAACTTCTGAGGAAGCTTTAGGAATTACAGATTATGATCTTTATTCTGAAGATCAGTATAAATCTCTTGAAGGCATTTTCGATCCTGATGATTTAGTATAATAAAAGATTCCTGGCTTTGCTAGCCAGGAATTTTATTTATATATTTTATTTCTGAGAATGTAGCTCAGTTGGTAGAGCATTCCGTGGCCCGAAAGGGCCTGGAAGTGTCATGGGTTCGAGTCCCATCATTCTTTTTTTATTTATTTTTCTTTAATATATTATTATAATGAGCAAAACAATTTAATGTTTATATTAGATTGATAAACTCAAACACGATTTATTAAGGAGGCCACCTATGGCAAATGAAACAACTGAGAATGAAGTTGTTGAACAGGCTGCAGATGTTGCAGTAGAAACATCAACAGAAGTTACACAGGAAGTTACAGAGACTGTAGAAGAAAAACCTAAGAAGACTAGAAAGTCTTCTAAGAAATCAACAGAAACTGTTGCTGAAGAAACAACTTCTGAAGAAGACAACGGGGGTAAGGTTGTCGAAGTAAAAGAAGAGGAATCTGTAGAAGCTGATGAAGATGCTGCTGCAGATGCTTCAGCAGAACTTAATATCATGGATGATGCTAAAACTGCTGAAATTCCAGAAGAAGGAAATGAGAATATTAAAGCTCATTTCTATAAATTCAGGAAAGAAGGATTCCAGTTAGGTCTCGATCCTAACGGATTTGTATCGACTGTTCTCATGAAAAAATTCCGTTTCGGATTTGTAATGAAGAATAACGATGTAGATTTTGTTAATGAGCAGAATAAATGTATTTCATACGTAAAAGCTGCATTGAACAAAATCGATGATCCTGATATCATTGTAAGAGAAGTTAAAACACCATCGTATGTTGAAACTGAAAAATTCTACAATGTGATCAGCGTTCATGTTCCATTCCATGAAAGCATCAATGAAGTTGCTAAGGAATTTAAGAACACAGCTGCTTTGTTAAATAATACTGTCTCTGACGGTTCTGTAGAATTCCTTGTAAGAATTGGAAATTATGCAGATCTTATTGTCGACAGTTCAAAACAGGGCGAAGGCTATGTATGCTTTAAGGGATTCCAGTCTCTTACATACAGTAAGTCTAAGAATGCTAACAAATCTGCAAGAGAATCAATTTCTGCAGGTCTGTATGCAAATGAAACAATGGACTT